AGGTAGGCAAAATCACATTATTAATACCACCCTTAGGTCTATACTTCTCTTGCCATAAGTCTTCCATTATCACACCTATAAGTCACCAAGACCATCTGCATCATCAACTAGAGGAGATACATAATACTTGGTCAAACTTAAATCATTCTTCTCTATGACAATTAGAGTATCACCATCAGATATGTAAAGCTGTACCTTATTCTCATCACGGTCAACATCCAATGATGAAAATAACTTCATTATATTTATAATCTTACTAGTAAACTTAATCTCAGTCTTCTCAGACCTCTGAACCTTCAATAATTTCATCTCAAATATATTCTCATGATCCAACTCACCTATTTTCATAGTTAAATCATTGGTCTTGTCTACAATAAAAGATACATAGTTACTCAAATCTTTGTAGTCCTTAAACGCCGAATTAATTGATTTAATATCACCCTTACTCAATAATATAGTAGTATAATTGCTTATATCAACATCAGGAGTAGATACATCCATTACCATTTTTGGTAAATATTTACGGAATGTAACCCGTTTTGTATCATCTGAAAATAGTAAACTACCATTAGTCTCTTTCAACTTATCAAACGTATTGTAGTTCTTAATAAAAGAACCAATATTCTTAATACCAAAAGTATCATCAAATACCCTGTCACCAGAAGAATACATTATAAAAGATACTGATGGATCAGTAACAGTTACGGAATTCCTTTCCCCACTCTTATTAGTCTTAGCAACCTTCTTAATAAGTGCATCTGTCGATATCAACGACACCTTCTTTAAAAAATTTATGTTATCTGTGTTCATTATTTCACCCCTTTTATTTCAGGACCATCAAATATTTCTGGACCACCAACCTCACCCAATAACCTCTGAGTAGTCTCTGCTACACGCCTATTATGCTTATCTATACTAACACGGTTAATTATATAAAGCTCTTCCTCACACAAACTAGATTCATTACTATGGAACACATCAGTCATTGGTAAAGAATAAATAAATGCCTCAATCTTACTAATTAATAAAAATTTTAAACCATCACCTGAAAACCCACAATTGTTATCCATCTTCTCAACCCACATAGGTCTATTATTAGCTCTCCAAGAGGCCAACTCCCTACCAATACGCCTACTGAATTGATCCTTAGGATGTACCTTAGAATAACCATAACTGATGGTCATGTTAATATCATCAAATAAAGACACAACTGTATACCTAAATGCACTATGTCTAATATGTCTAACTCTTTCTTCAACCATTCGTTCCTCCTTATGATAATATTATAACACACTTTAGTGTAAAAAAATATAAAATTATTAATAAAAATAAAAAAATTTAAAAATTCCGACATTTGAACCCGTTTTAATAAATAAAGACATGGAGATATATTATGATATTTAAAATTTTAGAGAGTAGAGAAAACTGGTATCCCGGTGATAACGAACCAGAAAAAAAAGATTACCCAACATTCGATGCTACATTAAACTATCCAGATGATTCGGGATACGCATTAAATGATACATTAGATATAGATGTAACATTTGAGATTAAAGATGGTAGATTATATAGTATACCATACTTCATATCTGAAATAGAAGGTTATGAAGGAGAGTTGGAAGATACAACTCTTGAAGACATATCAAAAATTATACCAACATATATGGATACAATTGAAGCATTTCTCAAAGTTAATGATGTTAGATATTAAGTAAGTGTATATACTCATCCTATTCATCACCATAGGGATAATATTAGCTATCGATGGTGGGGCTAGTGGTGAATGATTATGTTAAAATAAATTAGGATATTTATCAACAATTTCAGATTTCGGAGTATATTCGTCACAGATAGGAAGTTCAAATGGTAAACCATCATCACTATAATCCATACCATTATGAATTTTATTTTTTTTAGAACATGTTGTAGTAACAAGACCAACTGGGGTGTCAGATTCAGGTGTACCCCTATCTAGTTGTTTAAAGGTCACCCACGTGTAATCATCAGGTTTATTATCTAACTTGTGAACCTTAGTAATTATTACAGACTCATCCACTTGTGTGCACGTACCACATGAAAGTAGAAATCCAAGCTTTTTCGATTTTTCTATAAATTCTTTACACCTTTTCATCATTTCTCCTATGTTATTATTTATTATTAATCTCTGAATTTTGTATTGTATGTTTTGGTGCCTGAAAATGGACTCGCACCAATTTCTTGGGTACTTCACACCCACGCTTCACTATTTAAGCTATTCAGGCAGAATTAATATGGTGGGACGGGGTGGATTTGAACCACCGAACCCGAAAAGGACAAATTTTACAGACTTGCGTCATTAACCACTCGACCACCGTCCCATATTTGGTTGGAGAAGTAGGAATCGAACCTACTTAGACCCAAAGGCGATAGGGGTACTACCTATAGGACTCACCACCTGTCCAACTCTCCATTATATATGATATTTGATACATTAAATACAATTATAATACTTAATGCGTGATTTAAACTACATCCCAATTTAGATTCGAACTAAAACTTTCAATTTTGGAGACTGACGTGCTACCATTAACACTATTGAGATATAAAGTGCCTCGACTTGGATTCGAACCAAGAATCCCTTCATTCCGTTTTGCTATCGAAGCATTTGGTACACCCTGAAAGGATCAAACTCTCATCTTGGGGTTCGAAGCCCCATATTCTATTCAATTGAACTAAGGATGTATGGCAGGGATGGAACCTCGTAACAGAATCAAACTGTTATAATAAAATTAGAAGTTTTATGTTCTATTCATTGAACTAACGAGGCATTATTATATTTTGTATTTCTTTTAAATATCGTTCTGATGATTCAGGTGTGAATTGTTTTTGGTCCGATGTGTCTATTGTGTGTAAATTTATGTTATAGTTTTCACATAGTACATCACGTTCTTTGTCGTACTGTTTAATCTTATTTAACTTTTCTATCCCATAAATTGGTTTATAATTAAATATACCATTGATTTCTATTGCTATTTTCATAGATGGTATATAAATATCTAATTCTAAATTTATCTGTTCCTTTGAATTGAATATGATTTCTAAATCTGGATATAATTTAATTAATTGAAACTCTAACCACTCTTCTAATTTAGACCTACGAGTTCCAGTTTTTTTATGTTTATTATTATAAGTGGCAGAACATGAACTTGAACAAAAATGTTTACCCGACTTTGATTTTTTTTGTTGTGATTTAGTTTTATTGAATATTACACCACAATTATCACATTCTATATCATTATCATGAGACTTTAAATGTGATTTATATCCAGAATTCTTTACAACCATTCCACAAATTTCACATTTCATTTTTTTTATTTCCATATGTATATATTGTATATGATTAGCTAAAAAAGAAGATAGTTTGAATTCTTCTCCACAATACTTACATTTATAATCTTCCAAATCGTGTTCATATTGGACATGATTAGCTAGATGTTGATGTATTCCAAACTCTTCATCACAATATTTACATTTGTATTTTTTTAATTCTTCTGACATTTAAATTCTCCTCGGTAAAATTTGAGGAATAGCCAACATCTTCCGAGGTCAGTTGGCAGGGATATCTCCCATTTCTTCCTCTATAGTTATTTATTATTAAGAGAAGAAATCAGCGGATAAAAGAATCGAACTCTCATGCTTCCACATGGCCAGGTATTCAACACCTGTTTCTCTCCATAGAGGCTATCCGCTATAAAATCGAATATGTTTAGTTTTACAACCACGCGGGTCTTCATCACAACATCTTACGATTAACTCATATTGATATAGCACGGTACATCATTTATCTTTACGTTGTACAACGTTGATGCCTAAAGTATTTGGATCCTATATTTTTGAGTATAACATATCCTAGTCTATTTTAATTAATTTAAACGCTCTGGCTGGGACACGTGGACTCAAACCACGATCTAATGATTAACAGTCATTTGTTCTATCATTGAACTATATCCCAATAATTGGAGGTGAGTAAAAGATTCGAACTTTTGGACGACATTATTCATACCGCCAACTGGTTAGCAACCAGCCTGGATAAACCTACTCCCACAACTCACCATGTACAGGTAACTGGAGTTGAACCAGTTTCAGAATACTTATGATATATCGACGATAACCGACCGTCCTATCTGATTACTTATTTTTATTGAAAATATTCGTACCAACTACCGAGAATAATAAATATATGTATAGGAGGTTCGAATGTTAAAATGTGAACTATGTAATAAAGAACATGATGGAACTTATGGTTCTGGTAGATTTTGCTCTCAAAAATGCTCTAGAAGTTTTTCAACTAAGTCTGATAATAAATTAGATACTAAACATGGAGAATGCTCAGTATGTGGAATCAAAATGATAGTTAATAAAAGAACGTCTTCTAAACAAGTCAAATGTTCAAAATGTACTAAAAGATGGTCTAATGGAACATCAATTAATAAATGTAACATTTGTGGAAATATAAACTCTAAAGAATGTAAACGTCGAGACATTTGTCTTAAATATAAATCGTTTAGTGGGCTTAATAAATATTTCGGATTTGATTTATCAACAATAGGCTCTGAAAAAGTTTATAATGAATATGAAATTATTACAAATAAATTAAAAGAAGATTATTATGATAATGAATTAAGTTCAGTACAAATGGCTAAGAAATATGGTCATTATAATACTGGAAATTTCACTAAAATATTAAAATCACTTGGAATAAAATTAAGAACATTAAGTAACTCTCAAATGATATCTGTAAAAAATGGTGTTAGGTCAACTCCCACCAACCCACGTTATAAAAATGGTTACCACACAACTTGGGATGGTAGACAGGTATTCTATAGAAGCAGTTATGAACTAAGATACGCTAAAGAATTAGACGATCTGAAAATAGAATATGTTATGGAATCTCTAAGAATATTATATTGGGATTCTCAGAAAAATAAACAAAGAATTGCAATTCCTGATTTTTATCTCCCAAAGAATAATACCATAGTTGAAATTAAAAGTGAATGGACTCTTGATGAACAAAACATGAAAGATAAAGAAAAAGAATATATCAAACATGGATACAAGTTCAAATTGTTAATTATGGATTAAATCCCCGTATTAGAATCGAACTAATATTTAAAGATTACAAATCTTTTGTTTTACCATTAAACTAACGAGGAATATTGGGGAGTAGGACCGGCTCTGCCCCGGCACAAACTTGAGTCACAGTCAAGTTGACTACTAATTATCAACCTACCCCATTTAAAACGTAACACACGAAAAACCATTTCGTAAATTCGTTTATTAATACGAAATTTGATTTCGTTTTTACTGCCAAAAAGGTAATTCTAACAGTATTTTGATCTTTATAAGTGTTTTCTCACTATTTATGATGTTTTTAAGCGTTTTACTCAATCAATAATATATTTTATAACGTATATATTACCACCGAAGCAGTAATTACAACCATGACAAATTATGATTTGGTGATATACCTTACTATACAAAATGTCATTTATTATAAATCTCGATATTTACTGCTGGGGGAGTAATTATACACCTCAATATTCTGATCCTCTATGAAATTCATCTTGTCTCATCATATATTCCTCATATTCTTGCTGTGGATTTAAACAACAAGTACCGTAGACAGATTCAGCCTTATCACCGAACAATTTGAATTTAAGTTTAAATTCTAAACTGTTTAGATAATTAATATCTTCTTGTGAACCATCTTCCTTACACACTGTACCACAATAACCACATCTATATATTGTCATTTTTACACACTCCTTTTAAAAAACCCGGGGTGGAATCAAACCACCAAGTCTAATAATATCCTCATGAAAATATTAAAGACCACAAAATGACAAAGCATATTGCGAGAATATCAATTCTAACCGAGCTATCAAAATGCGAATGAGAGGCTTCGAACCTCTACAACCTTCCGGTCCAGGGTGTCTAAAACCCTGATGTCTACATATTCTAACACATTAGCAATCAAAACAGAACTGTGGGTCAATCTCTTGACATGAATTTCATTGTTAATGACAATGTAATGTAACTAATTGGTTAGAATAGTTTAAATCCACACAAACTTCCTTGTTGGGTAGTTTGCCCACAGTTTATATACCCCTTTTCTAAAAGTTTAGAAGACTTTTCTAAAAAAGGAGATTAAAATGTCATTGAAAAAAAATTCTGGTTGGAATGGAGAGACTCGAACTCTCAGCCTCATGTTCCCAAAACATGTCATCTACCATTGATATACATTCCAAAAAATATAAGGTAATTATTGTCTAATCGTAAAGGGAATCTCCGGAAATATCCCAGTACTTTGCCCATCTATGGGGCTCATTCAAGGAAATTAGATTCTGAATCTAATTATTTTTCCACCTTATAGAAAATTAGACTGTCTGCGCCTGGTTATCACCAGAACAAAGACTAATTACCATTTAATAGTGCTGGAAGATGCTTTGATATCGGAGACATCCTGCGAACTCCGTACTATTATCATACCAAACTAAACCCCCAGATTCGAACTGAGATTCTCTCACTTTAAGAGCAGGATTACCAATTACCCAATAGATCTAATTCCTGTCCATAACAGACACTGAGAAGATGGCGGAGAACATTTTGACCATGCATAATCTCATATTACCACCAAAAACCCGTTTCTGAAAATAGTAAATTAATAATGCTGGGATTCTTTTGATAACTGAGATAACCAACAAGAACCCTAACCAGGAATGTCGTTTTAATAACGGGAACAACAAACATAAACCCGAGTAGATTAGGTTAACGGAACTACTATTTTTCCGGGTGGATTTGTTTTCGCTGTTTCCACATCAGCGGATCCTGTTATATACCAACCCATAGGTATCATGTATATGTCATAGGAATAGGCAGGGTTATTTAAAGTCTAACGATCGAACGCCATGGAGTTCGAACCCGTTTCGACTATTTAATATTGCTGGCGAGGTCGAAGGGGATCGAACCCTTACTTTACACGCAGACAACGTGTTGCACTAGCCAATTATGCTACAACCCCATACTTACAATATTAAATGGACGCGGGTGTTGGAATTGAACCAACCTACCATAGGATATGAGCCTACGTCAAACTTCCAGCCTGCCACCCGCATTTCTTTTAACTATTTAGTATTTATTAATTGGACCAGGTCGGATTTGAACCGACCAAAAGTAGTGCCTTCCCAGTTTGGCTACTGGCCCATGTTTGCTCAAGTTGAGGTTTTACCTCAATGAATAAAGACTGCGTAATCATCAGACACCCTTGAACATAATGGTCCCCAATCTTACCTATTAGGTAATAAGTTTAACTCGCGCGAATTATTTACTTCTATTGGGGATAATTTTTTACGGTACTGTCAGGTTTGACGTACCGATTTTTATACAATACAAACAATTCAAAGAAACTTAAGAGAACAACCTGTCCTCTATCGAATACATTTTAACACAAAACAGTGTTAAAATGCAAACATTTTGTAAGACTTAATTGAATTTTATTTGAAATCGTTGATATCAACAGCTATCCGACTAAGCCTTACTACCCTTCAAAAACCTTTTTTGGCTTATCGGAGTGTAAGGACACCATGATCTTCAAATGATCTTGGTGTTCCAGATGTCGCTGTTGAAGGTTTATAATTTAACATACAGGTATCCATGGCTATGATCAAGCAACTCGGATTCCACATTAAATGTCTCAAATTATCTTCCTTCTATAGTTATTTATTGTTTTGGTATAAATGTTGTGTTATTTTTTTTCAATCTGCGATTTTCTGTTCTACGATAACGTCATCATCGTCCATTAATAACATGTGGGTCTCATCTTCAAAAATGGTATACTCTATGTATAAACCATCAGTATCTAATTCTATTTGAATTATAGAATATTTGTCGTCCTTATCATCTAAGCATGGGTATACTTTAAATTTATTATTTATCTTATACAAACTCTCAAATAATTTAAGGGTTTTATCTACCACATTGTCAGACACACCCTCATTCTTAAAATACTTTATCTTTTCTGTTTCTATTATGTATCTGAAATTAGCTTCCATTTCATTTCTCCTTAGTTCTTAATCCCAACGGGTTCGACATTCCAACGGGTTCGACATTCCAACGGGTTCTTAATCCCAACGGGTTCGACATTCCAACGGGTTCAGACGAAGTCATCGTCATCGTCCTTATATGTGTGGAAAAATGATATTCTATATTTATCTATATCATATGTATTATCGTCATTACATTCTGGTATATCATCTAGTGTTAGTGCTTCATTTAATCTATCGTCTAGTGAACCTAATTCAGTCATCATTCCTCCTATTTTTTAAAAACAGGGGATAGTAGATTTGAACCAATCAAAGTGACTTATGCTACCAGGTTACATCAATCCCCATTACTATTATATTATAACATACTTTAGTGTTGAATTATAAACTTATTTAGATATTTTTCTATTATTTTCTCGAATATAGCATTTAAGTCTGTAAAAGAATTTAACAGTCTAACGATTTCCCTATTATTTGCTAATTGTTTTTTATATTTATTTATGTTTTTTTTCTTAGATTTCAAGGTCATGTAGTGTTTGATATTATCTATACGTTTTTTAGCTTCATCTATCATATCAGCTGATGTTCTACCGAAATCTTCTATTTCGCCGAATTTGTTATTAATTAATTCCTTTATTTCTAATGCTTTAGTTGATATAGTCTTTTCTTTTTTCCATTCTCCCCCGAATGTTGTTTTTAGTCTAAATATTGTACTTTCTATATATTTATACATTTCTCTAAATTTAAGGATGTCTTCTCTTACTTTGTAAGTGTCTGCAATTTTATCTATATCTTCAACCTCAAAGTTTCTTTTACTATATGCTCTATGTATTCTAATGGCCTTCTTTTTTAAGACTTTACCATCTACATGTTTACATGCATCACAAGGTCCACAATTTGCAGGGCAGAAGAACCAACCGTCTGGGTCATCTTTAATACCCACTAATTCATTATAATATGTGATTTTATCATTTGTAGGTTTTTTAGTTTCGTCATATTTTAAGACCCCGAATTTATTTTTTGTGAAATATTCCAATGGTGCATCCGGGAACGCCGAGAATTGGAACCCGTTTGTACCTTCAAAATCTGTTCCACTTGCATTGATATCTACATAAAACTGATTCTCACCTCTTACGTTATCTGGAGTTTTAAAATGGTTTATTAAGTCATACCTTGCTGTATATGTATATGTGTGTATGTTGAATTCTTCTTGCATCATTTTTGCTACTTGTATCATCTTATCAACATCTTCTTTATTATCTATATCTCCTGATTGATTCCATCTCATATTGATTGAAGTTTTTTCAGCGATTTTATCTAATTTTTTTTCTTTAATATATCTTCTAAACTCATTAACTATTGTCTGTGTGTCTGAGAGTTGCCAGAATTTCATTTGTCTTATTCTTAATAGTAATGCTTCTGGATATTGTAATTCATCCTGATATGCATAACATGATATTTTTGATGTCTCACCTTTACCAATAGTTACTTGACAGTATTGGTTACCTTCTGCGTCAAGTTTTAATGATGGACAGTATATAGCTGGTGTTAGATTGAACACTAATGTATTCTTCCCTATCTTACTATTACCTATTGATAGTACATTTTCTGTTGGTATATTATCTTCTGGGTCTATTTTATCCCAATCCAACATCTCTAGTACTAATTTACGCATAGATTTATTATTTTCTATTATTCTAATCTCATCTTTAGACAACCCCATTTTAGATAGGGATTCTTCAATATCAACGGGTTCGATATATTCAGCGTCTGGTATAGGTTCTTCTATATTTTCAGTTGGTTCTATATCGTCATCATCATTATCACCTTCTGTATCCGTAGGTTCTTTATCCATAAGTTCATTCAATGTATCACATAAACTAGTAATACCATCATCTATATGTATTTCATAACCACCATTATGTTCGACTTCAGGTGTTATACTATTTATATACTCTTGCGATATTGGAACTGTATTATCATCTTGCAAATCTAATAATTTATTATACCTATCACTAGTTAGTGGTTGTGGTGTGTTAACTGGCTCATACCCTGTATTATCTGCAAGTATTTTACCTGTTGAACATTGTGATGTATTAGCATTATTGATATTTTCTATGAGTCTTTTTATTGTGTTAATTACTCTGAAATCCATAGTCACCTACTGCAGCTACTTTATTATCCCAATCCTTCATAAATTCATCATATCTATTTCTATCTTCTTTTTGTTCAGCTTTAGTATACTCTCTTTTACCATCTCTATCCATTCTTAACTTTTCGATTATATCTGTCATTATATCGATACCATTATCTATAATCTTATTCTCTACATCTGGGTCTAACCCTTTTGGTATTGGTTTGTGTTTGTACCCTTCAGGGTATATATATTCAAGTTTATCTTCCATAATATATTTATTAAACGACTGGGGAGTCGTAGTTAATTAATTGTTATAATTCTATCCTTTATTTCCTTTTCTTTAATTGGTATTGTTATTGTTAATACACCATTATCAACTTTAGCTGTAGATTCATATGTATCACAATCATTTGGGAGTTTCCATTTACGTTCAAATCTCCTGAATGTCCTTTCAGCTCTTATGAATTCTCTATCATCTTTATCTTTTTTCTGTGGTCTTTCTCCAGAGATCGTGACATATTCTTCACCCATGTGTATTTCGATATCCTTTTTAGTGAGACCAGGAACATCCACATCTAATACATAATTACCATCGAATTTATATACATCACATGATCCTAATCTTTCTTGATACTCTTCTTTCTCACTGTTAATATTTAAATTTTCAATAAGGTCATGAATATATCGTCTATAATCCATACCTCTTGCATTTCGTCCTAAATCCATTTTATAAGCCTCCTAGCTTTTCCTTAAAATTTTTTGGTTTTATCCAACCAAGACTTTCCCCCAGTCTATTTTATTTATTATCTTAACGTTGCATGTAATTTAATTTGGAATCGTGAATCATCCTTACACCTAATGTTCCAACTTGTGTTGAAGTAACTGTGTACCTACCATGTTCACCATTAGTAAGATCTATAATGGAATAATCAACCCCTCCAAAATATTCGTCAACTTCCATAACTGTTATTTCTGTTGATTCATGTTCACTACCATCAACATTTACAATTCGGTTATAATCAATGGCAACACTAGTATTCTTATTGAATAAATTGGCTAACCATTTGAATAGTTTACAAACATATGAAAGTACCAGATATATTAAAAATGCAACAAACAACCCTAATACTATTCCAATTGCTAGAACATATAGAATTATTTCATTAACACATTCAAGCAATACTGTTCGTATCATGTTAGGTTTTAATCTTCTTATCACAATCTTTTATTAATTTATTTAGATATTTATTAAGATCTTTCATCTGACTCAGGTTTAAATATGAATCATTGTAATGATGTTCACCATATTTAATAACATCCCATATAGCCATTAACCTATTCTTCCAGTATGTACCATAATCTATAAATGTCTTTATGTTTAGACTGAATCTATCTTCACTCATCTTAATGTCATCTGAATCACATTCATCGTAATCATCATATAAAGAAAACCTCACAGTTGTACAATCACCACATAAACCACAATCAAAATATTTTTTGTTTGTATTGTAATCCATCATTTCACCCCTGTACTTCCAAATCCATCTTCACCACGATCTGTATCATGTTCAAAAATATCTACATATTTAAGATTAACCTTTGGTATTCTATTGAATACTAGTTGAGCTATTCTATCACCAGAGCTTATCTTATAATCACCAATACCTGTATTTAATAAAATAATCTTAACCTCACCTAAATAGGTATTGTCTATTGTACCCGGTGAATTAACAACTGTTATTCCATGTCTAGACGCCATACCTGATCTTGGCCTAACCTGACATTCTAACACCCAATCTGAACCTTCACATTCTGTCATATCTAGAAATATACCAGTTGATATTGTCTCACGTGTACCATATCTCAGAACCATATTCTCAGCAGACCTTATATCATAACCAGAATCGCTATCATTACTCTTAGTTAATTCTAATCCTTTTGTACTAATTACTTTAACATTCATTCTATCTCCTTCATGTATTATAACACACAATGGTGTTAAAAAATTGATATCTCTTCTATAAAATATTTTAATCTGTTCTCAAAAATGTAATTCATTGTTATTTTACCATTATAAAAAAACACACACTTCACAAATGTGTTCTTCAAACCAGGTTTGAATTTCAACTTCCAGAAATGATTATTTATAATTTCAAAATTGTCGTCTTTAACCTTATAAACGAATAGGTATTTATTACCAATTGAAGAACATCTTATCAACTCTACACCAGCTGAATCAAAACCTATTTCTTCACAAAACGATTTGATGATCTTAACGGGTTCAACCTTTTTAACGGGTTCAACCTTTTCAACCTTTTTAACGGGTTCAACCTTTTTAACGGGTTCAACCTTTTTAACGGGTTCAACCTTTTTAACGGGTTCAACCTTTTTAACGGGTTCAACCTTTTTAACGGGTTCAACTATCTTAAAAGTTTCAATAGGTTTAACTATTTTAACTGGCCCAACATGATTATTATATATTACAAATATAATAACAAAGAATATAATGATTAAAAACACAATGTACTTAATGTTATCTGACATTTGATAACTCCTTATTTCACTCTACCAAATCCTAATAATTTAGACATAGAATCGAATTGATACTTAAATTTATTAACACATGCTGGATATGAACCTTTATTACCTTCTATTACTGTTAATGTGTTATCTATTAAACTATATACAATCCCTATATGCCCCATCCAACTTTCAGGTGCAACTCTCCACCAAAAAACTACGTCTCCTGGTTTAACTTCATCTATATCTACATCTAAAATCCAACCTTTTTTTTTGAACTGATTATATATACCTTTTGCACCTAATGAATACTCAAATGGTATACCATATTCTGTATTATCGAAACACCAAGAAACAAATCCAGCACACCAGTTGGCAGGTGTATCTATTCTACCATTAAGATATTTCTCAACATTGACCCCTGAATTATTAGAACCAATCTCACAATTGCCAATCTCACGTATTGCTATATGTAAATGTTCTGGACATTCATCAGATTCATAATCACCTGTGAGTGCGAACATTGTATTCTTTCCTACTATACCGTCAATTGTTAGTGGGTCACCATTAATATCTAAGTGTCTTTCTTGGAATAACTTTACAGCCTGTTCAACTTCATTATCAAACACATAGGTTGCTATTTCTAGATAACCAGACGCACACAGCAAATTTGTAATGTGTTTAACCTTGTCACCAACATCTCCATTCTTAAGTACCATAACTACCTCTTATGTAATACAGCGTCACTTGCAGTAGGTTTATCTATTTTACTCATACCTTGAACACTAGTGACATCCATATCCCTATGTGGTTTACTATGCTCCAGACTTCTACCCTCATTTGTTTCCCAACCTGGACCATTAAATACTATTGACGACTTAGAAGGTATTTTAATATTACCTTTATCATTTCCACAGAACGAGCATTTAACATTATCTAAATTTGCGTCTCTACTTTTGAAAAAGTCATCAAATTCTCTATTACATAACTTACACCTAAAATCATAAACCGGCATTCTAACTCTCCTCTTTCATTTTCATAATTAAAAACTCTTTTATGAAATCTTCTATAATATATTTATTAGTCTGCCCAGTTTTCTTATATTTCTGAAATACTTTTGTTATTATATTGAACTCATCTTGGTCGCAACTGATGCCTAGCTTTATATTATCATCATATCTATACCTACGACTTATAGAACTATCAAAGATGGTTTTCATATCAATTTCCTACTCTTCAATACTTTACTATCACTTGAAACTTTCTCATCTTTAACTTTCTTTTTAAATCTAAACATATTTAATTCCTTCTTAGGTTTTGTATAATCTTCAGGTTCATCGAAAGATACCGCAATAATGGCTAATAATATTATACCAAACTCAACCATAGTTGCCAATACTACACCAATCATCTTTTGGAATAATAAGTGATCCACACCAAGAAAAGCTGTAGTAGCCTTCTCTATTGCATTATATTCACTATTCTTGTATATACCTGTAATATCTCTTATACCTAATATAGCCTTCTGTGAATTTATCCAATCTTTACTAGGTTTGGTGTCTAAAAAAATGGACCTTTTATTTATCAAATCATTTATTTGTTTATTATATAATTCTATACGACGTTTATATGTCTTAGATACCCAAGCTGTATTCTTCTTTTCTACGATTGATAATTTCTTATTAATATCAGATATCTGTGTGTCTATAAGTTTAGAGTACTCAGTCTTTATAATATTGGAATCCTTCAACATATTAGACTCCAATAGACCGACCCTATCCAAATCATCATTGACAACATCAGAATTAAACGATATTACAGCTACTGTAAATGATATTACAGCTACTAACGTGTATAAAGTTATTGCTATAATCTTATACCCGGGTGTAAACTTCTTAATCGAATATAAAGATGACAATCTCAACAATTCTATAGTTGCAGCTATCAGTATAGCTACAGACAATCCAAAAAATGTAGAATATAACTTAAAACCTACCTGTAAAGATATTAATGTTAATGCTACACTAAGACCCATAAACACATATTTTTTATTAAAATTACCCATTACTCACCCAATTTACACATAACTTATGACCACCTATATTCTTATACTCAGCATACGGACATTCTGGAAATGGATCAGATGGCAACATTGCATATAATACATCAGAATACCTTCCACAATATATACATATTCCATACTTAGGATTTAACTTGGCTTTTAACCTATACTCATCCGTTAAGATCATCCCATTCCTCAACCGTTGCGAACTCTTTGACCTCTTCAATTGTCAAACCATTAGATATTAATGAATCATTCAAACTATAATCCCAATGTCCACCATTCTTATTGGTAGTGCCGTGAGAACGTTTAACCGAATTACCAGGCTTACCACTCTCAAAATCTTTAGATTTACTAATGCTGTTACGTTTATCAAATTTTGACAAACCAGCAAACTCAGCCATTGTCTGTAAAGGAATATCAGCACCTTGCTCAAACCTCATCGGAGTATTCGGATCACCTATTTTAACATTAATACTCTTACCATTTGTAGATTTGGCAGCAACACCAGTATTCAATAAAGCACGAACCAAAGACTTAACACGATTAGTCATATAACCATCCCAATAATCATTATCGAAATACCACTCAGAACCACCAGAATTCGAACCAATTCGAACCCATTGGAACCTCATAGCTATCTCATATAAGTCAAAATTTGAACCATCAAAATTTATATAAAATGGATTAGGTGTCATCTTCTGTGTCTGAAATACCATCATCTTATGATTAGTATTAGAATTATTGAATGGACTATAATTCGTTATTAAATCACCTGTTAAAGTATTGAACCATAGGCTAATGAATCCATAACCACCTTCACCTTCTGAAGATGGTTCCCACTTCAACATATCATATGATTCACCCTTAGCTTTATCAATATTAAACTTTGATTTATTTATATAATCATCAAAAGTTTTGAATTGTTTGGTGTCTATATAATCTTTAAAATTGTCAGCTTCATATTTATCTATAACCGAATCATCATTTTCATCATATACAGTCTCAACTTCATCATTAGGAACATCATCATCTCGCAATTTACCCATTTCATGTTCAAAATCTAAATCACCAACCTCTATATCACCGTAACCTTCGATTATTTTAAATGCCATACCAACCTCCAAACATATTATACCACATAATAGTTACTTTTATTTATTATGTTATTATTTTATTTTTTAACATTATTATTATTTTGTTACACTATATACCACAAGCACCATACCCACAAGATGGATTCTTACAACTATTACAACCATTCTCCATAACCAATGTCATCTGTTTACAACTTGGACACTCTTGAAACCCAGAAACTCTAGGTTTAGAAATAGAAATAGGACTTACTGCAATATGTTGTATATCAATAACCTTCTTCTTCCCAATATGCTCTTCTATAACATTAGCTAACTTTTTAAGAAAATCCCCACCATGACCATTTGCACTCTTTCTAAGTTGTCTCACAATGAATGATACGTCATCTGTTCTTCTCATAATAGCTGACATTAATCTCGTTACAACACCTATAAGATCATTAGGTTTCTGACTGTTTATAAATATCTCAAAAGGTTTCTTCTTAAGTTCACCCTGATCCATATTATCACTAATAGTTACGTAATACGTAACTTCCTCACTTTTTATCTGGTAAGTCTTTGATTCCAATACTGCCGGACGTTTCTTCTTTCTTATTAATATTCCAGAACGAGACCCGTCCCTGTATACAGTGATCCCCTTCAATCCTTGTTTCCAAGCCTCTATGTATATATTTCTAACTGTTTCATCTGTTGTATCTGATGGTAAGTTAATTGTATTGTGTGAAATTAAATTATTAACAATATAAGAATGTCCATTATCTACAGAGACATCTAAAGTTTCTTTTTTACCATTATATGTAACATCTTTAACTTCCATAAATCTATATGTTGGGTCCATAATATAATCAGGAATATCAATTAAAATATTTAAATCTTTAAAATACTGAATCTGAGAACGCTCGACACTTCTTGTATAATTAGAACGATTCGTATATGAATGTAGTTCACTATATAATTTATTACTATTTATATGTGGTAAACATTTATCTCTTATATTTTCCATTATTCCATAATCTGGTATATTTCCAAATAATTCATTTCTAAAATACTGTTGTGTTTTGAATTTCTCTTTTGCTTCTTTATTTTTTCTATCTTCAGCAAATCCTATATTTTTTATAAATTTATATGCACTATAACCTGTCACATATACAGAAAATGATTCTTTAGTTTCATATATTCCCCCCTGTGGGAATTTACGTTCACCTTCAGGATTACACATAATATTAGCAATAATTCCAAATTGATTTAATAATAATATTAATTCATTAGCTAATTTTTTACTAATTGTTGTCATTACCCCTAATTTATCTTTAGATACAAATCCATCTAATGTTAATCCTTTTATAAATTCTGCTGTTTGAGTTCTTCCTGCACCTTCAAATATAACTTTAGGTATTGTCTTAGTAAATGCACTCCGAGTTATGCCAATATATTCAATAAAATCACGCAATATTCTACTATTTGCTGATACGGATAATAATTCATTATCACTTACTCTTTTATCTCGATATACATACACATCAATATCAAATAATTCTTTAACTAAATTTGTAAAATCAGAAACTACATTATTATTAAGCTGAGATAATGTAATACCATTATCATTAACACACCCATCAGATATCAAATATCCTAATAATCTGGCAAATTTTGTTGTAACTCTACCTGGTAATTTTATCTTCTTTGTATTACCATGCATAACATCTTTAATTTTAGATTCAAATTTTCCATTTATTTTAGATATACAAGTTTGAGAATTTCCAAAACACCCAAGATTCATCCTCCCAACTACATAATCTCCATTTTGAATATCTCCAATTTCAACCCATTTTGTATCATAATTATTAGTTAATATCTGTAATTTATGGTTTTTTGTTCCTATTATATTATTACCTTTTGAAAATTCAACCTTATAAGTATCAGCAATTCCATTAATATATCCATCTGTTATTTTAGACTTCTCATTATTATGATTTAATGTGATATATTCACCATTAATGCCTGTAAATGTATTATTATCTCCAGGATTAACAACATCTTCAATATATTTCAGGCCTTTATCAGTGTTAATCATATGATTCTCTAATGTTAAACAACTACTAATTGCAGTATCAAGTCTACGTTGTAATATAGCCTGCAATCTTATTCTTTTTTCCCAACTTATTTCATGAGAAGTTACAAAAACAGATTCATCTATATCATAATTCTTTTCTAAATATCGCTCATATAAAGGATGTAGTACTTTTATTATCTTTTCAGCTCCACCCAATTTAACAATGCGATCATAACTTTTCTGAAATATAGGTTCAATTCCGCTCGATGAACCTGCAATGATTGATAATGAACCCGTTGGTGCAAAACTCATCATGCTAATATTCCTGACACCGCACTCCTTTGCCTTTTCGTGTAAATGACTTGGGAGAGATTTAACAAAATCAGACTTCATCCACAAATCATAATCCCAATCTGGGAACGCACCTTTCTCTTTAGCTATATCCATACCATATGAATACACAACATCGGTTATAAATTCTGATAATTTATCGACCGCAGCTAAACCATCTTCAGAATCTATACGTTTACCCTGTAGAATTAGGTAATCGTGTAAACCTGTTATACCTAACCCACTTTGCCTACCACTTTGTGCAATTTTCAATTGTTCGTTATGTGGATATAACTTATATTTTATTTGTAGATCTATTACATTATCTAAAAATCTCAATCCATGTTGTAAATGTAATCGCAATGAATCCCAATCAACTTCTGCCCTCTTGGTTAACCCATATTTAACAAATTTAGACAAGACAACACTACCTAATAAACATGCACCAAATTCAGGTAAAGTTTCTTCTGAACATGGGTTTTGGCCAGCAACCCTATGATTCGGGAAGTGGTAATTTGGGGAAAATTTTTCAACCTTATCCCAGTATACACCACCAGGTTCACCAGTTGCATTCGAGTTCTTTATAAATAAATCAAAAATCTCATTAGCTGGTAATGATCTATCGATTTTCTCACCTGTAGATTTGACATGAAATGTTAAATTCCACATTTCATCATTAATCACAGCCTTCATGAAATCATCAGTTAGACGAACAGAAATATTGGCTGCTGTTATATCTTTCAAATCACATTTAGAGTTTATAAACTCTATAATATCAGGGTGATCAACAGATAATGTTAGTAATAAAGCACCCCTTCGCCCATTGATACTTATATTCTCAGTAACAGAACTGAATATCTTCATGAAAGGAACTACTCCATCTGATCTTTCAGCAGAATTGTTAACTATTGCACCCTTCGGTCTGATTTTGTCCAGCGAAACCCCACAACCCCCACCTCTTGAATATATACGTGCTAAAATTTTAGCAGTGTCAAATATGGACTCAATACTATCATTGGGGGCAGGGACAACAAAGCAGTTAGATAGGCCTATTTTTTTTTGTGGGTCTTTTATAGACTCATTAAGCCCATAAAGTATACGCCCACCAGGTATGAATTTAAAATCTTGTAAAATGTCATTAAAATTATCTTCCCATTCTTTTTGTTTATTTGGCTCTTCAACCTCACTAGCAAGTTTAGCCATTTCTTTCCATAATTCACCAGGTGTTTTTTCTGGGTGATACTTTGTCCTCCATATTTTCGATACATCTTCATTGAAATACTTAGATAGTTTCTGTGTATTCTTCATTCATTTCTCCTTAGTTACTTTTACTTAAAATAGACACAATAGCTACAATAACAGTTGTAGCAACCCCACCGATAGCAATTGGTTTCCAAAAGTTAACGGCTCTTATCTTATCATCCAAACGGGTTTGAATGTTTGCAATTATGTTAATTTTGTTTTCTCTATCAGTTTCGCAAGTTTCTGTTATTTTTTGATATGCTTCTATAGTTAGGTTAAAGTTAACTTCATTTTTTTCGAACAGTTTTATTTGTGATCGTTGTGATAGTGATAGTTCCCCTAGGGTCAGGACTTTCTCATTGCAGTCGTCCAAATTATCTAGAGCAACTCCTACCGGTATATCTTTTTTCCCAAATTCATCTCTTAATTCTTTTACACTTTTAAATGTAATATTATTTGCTTTCTTGAACAGTTTATCTATTTTTTTATCATATTTATCAATTGCTTTATTATTATCAATTATTTTGTTATCCATAATTTTTATATTCTCTATTATGGTGTCTATCTTTTTATTATAATCTTTCTCTTTTAGTTCCCGGACAGACTTCATCAATTCGTTAATTTCTTTATCCTTTTTACCGTTACTGTCCATTTGATTAAAAAAGAAAAGTATTAATATTGCTATCATCAACACCGATAGTATCTTACTTGTATCCAATTTCATTATCATCTCCTTATTTTATTTTTGAGAATATATTAATCATTATTGTAATATTTTGCAACTTCATCTAATTGTCTTCTATCTTTTATTTCTGTCCTGTAGTATTGTTCTATTATTTCACCATCCTCACCTTTCTTAAAGTCCTCATAGTAATCTAGATTGTTCTTTATAAATTCTTCTTTTGTTCCATATATTCTGACTACATCTATATAGAATGTTTTTGGCATGAACGGGTATTTTATGTATTGTCTACTTCTAATTTCTTCAACTTTACCTGTATATGTGAAATCACCATCCTTCCAGACTATAGCATCTAAGTAGTACGAACCTTTATCACCTTTAAATACTGACGATAGTCTCTTATTCTGTAGTGTACCGTCATTTGATATTTGTTCACCCCATTCTCCATCTTTACCCGTTAGGGGTGTTATTATATCGAAACCTAAAACCCTCTTTATTGTCTCAGCTAATGCAGATGAATAAAATGGTGCTGAACTTCCTGAGTGACCCTGGTTAGCGAACACCTCTGTAATATCTTCTATGTTTTTAATGAAGTCTCTCACCACCCAATCATCAAAATCCCCTACTTTTTTTAATATTTCGATTTCATTTCTAAAATGTTTAATGTATGAATTCATTGTTGCCCCCATTAGAATATAATTGCGCCTAACATAAATGTTAATACGAATGCAATAATTATCCATTTATTATCAGATGCCCACTTTACCATCTTCAAACTTACTTAAAATAATATCATCACCTTCTTGATATACAATATAAGTAGTGTTTTTAAACATTTTAACTTCTGGTTTGTTATAAACCATATTCTTCTTGTTTGAGATTGTAATTGTTTTTGTCATTATTCCATCTCCTTTATACATGTAAGAAAGTCTGTAAATGGTACTGCAATCTTGTCTTCGAATTCCATTTTCGGATATGTTTTAATATCCAATAGATCTTTCTTAAACATTGCTATGAATTTCCTGTTGTTCTTTTTGAATACTAAGACAACTCCTTTCTTACCTGATTTTTCTAAGTTAAGTTCCTCTTCTTCTAATTGCTCATCCCACTGTGTTTCACCAGTTTCGAATATTTTCCACATATCTACATCTTTATAATGTTTAACTTCTAATATGAATGGAAATTCCTCTGGTGTTATAATATCACCAATGAATACTTGTGCTTCGGTTTTAGATAATGACTTTGAGTGTATTGTCCCAAAAGCTCCAGATTGTGGAACTTTTTTGAATCTATCTGTGTTGAAATACTCGTTCAATATCTTAACTACTGCTCTCTCTGCATTATTACCCTTAGCCTTACTATTTATTCTCTTTTTCATTATTAACCCCAAGTTTATCTTTCAAACCATTCTCTAAAATTAAACTTCTCACTTTATCTGCCACATCTACAACATCATTCAATATATACATCGATTCGTCGTTGTATAAAAACATAATATTACCATCTGTTGTTTTTCTAAACCTTAGATTAATAGATTCATACCTACCTACATCAAGTAAAGGATCTTGATAATCATAACCATCATACATCCTATTATCATTAAATTCCTCGAATTTCTTATTTAATGCTATTTTGACGTCAGATTCTGTATCATATACAGTTAATGAATCAGATGTATGTAATAAGAACTTACCATTATCACTTCTAGATACTTCGTATTTAAACTGCCCCATAATTAATCCTTATAATCTATACCTTCGATAAAAGCCTTAGCCAACAATCTATCACTATATTCTTTATCTTGGTATATCTTAACTGTATTCTCTAATAACTCAACAAGATTTTTAATTTCATTGAGATCATTTTTCATGTCCATATATTTCAAATCTCTGAATATGAAACTTTCTATTTCAGCTCGTTTTGTCGCTAGATAACTGGTATCATATCTAAATTTCTTAAATAATTCATTATATTTAATCTTTTCAATCTTAGATAACCCATGCATCTTCTTTTTTACTAGATACAAAACACCTGAATATCTTAATGCTTTATCAGAATTAGATTCTAACCTCAACAACGGGTTCGAACTTTTCGTATTTGCGACGGATTTGATTTCTTCTATTATATCAGTTTCGATTTTTTTAAGTTCTTTATTCATCCTATTAACTCCAATCTTTCAGCCATAAATTCGATATCTTCTCTCTCTGCGATTTTTAAAAAATTTGAGAGATTGAATTCTACTGGCTTATTCTTTAATTCTACATCTATTTCATCATTTATATCATCAGGAATAAGTTCTAAATCAACTAATTTTTTGTTTCTGATGAAATATTTCTTAACATCTTTACTCTGTTCTTTCATGTACTTAGAGAAATCACCAGGGTTGTTGAACCATTCTATAAGATCTTTAGTCCTAACTGGTTTTTGCCTTTCACCCCTAGACTGTGAGTATATCGATGGTATCCAATCGCTTCTATCACCTTTTATTATTTTTACAAACAGTTCATAATTTGGATTATCAACAACAACGAACTCAAATCTAGATGGATTATATAGTTCAACTTTATCATTTTTTAATAATTGTACAAAATCACCATCTGTTGATATAATTTGGAATTTATCATATTTGTCGTATTCTTTTTTAATTGTTCTTGTTATTACATCATCAGCTTCAGCGTTCTCTGTATGTATAAATCTAGCAGGTAATAAACCGCTTATTGTATCCCATACTTTATCGAATACTTTATATAAAATTTTAAAGTCTATATTCCCATTATTACGGTTCTTAACCCGTTGTGCTTTATATTCGTTAAATATTCTAGACCTTCTCCACACTTTATAAGCATCCTTTGCATATAATACCTCTGTGTGGCCTTCGTTATATTCTATGATATTGAAATATTTGAATATTACAGTACTTAGAACATCTCTGTATATTTTATCTACATCATCTATAGTTATATCTTCATAGTTGTTATATTTATCGGCGTTCGTTTTCGAAAATGTTGATATATATAACAGATTGTTTGTGTCTACCAATACCAATCTATTCATTGTTATCAACCGCAAAAACTAATTTTACCCCACATTGTTGACAGTAGTTGGAACCTTTAAATGTAACATTATTACAATTAGGGCATGAATATGCAACTTCTGTTATAGCCATATTACCGATATACATTTCATCTCTAATTTGATATACATTTTTTGATGTATCACCATCAATACTATAACCTTTAAATTTTAGATCTACTAAAATATTATCCAAAACTGTATCATTATCATTTTGTTTATCTTCAAGTACTGAAATTCTTTCTATTATATCCTTGTGTTGTTCCTCTAAAACATCAATAACCAATCTTACTTTTTCATTCATGATTTCTCCTTATATTATATTATACCATAAAATAGTATAATAAATCAATGTATTACTTCACTTTCGTTGTTAATAGTATAAACATTTACATTATCTAGTATAGAATCTTTCAAACTATACAGCTCCAATTCATCCATTATCTCAGAATATGTCATTTCTAACTTCATATTATCGTAACCTAACAGAATACTATCTATCTCTAATATCTTATTCTTAGCAACCTTAGTATTCATAAATGTATGAATCACCGAGTTGACTATAAACTCTCTTAATATCATTTGGTCCGTAACATTGTAATTTGGATAATGAAACCCCTCTTCATGTGTTATACCATCACAGACCAATCTCATTATCAAGTAATTATCTTGTGAAAAGTATATTAAAATTGAATTTATGTCTTTAAATCTAACAACAAAATTACTAAATTTTATAATATTCATCTTGTTTTATACCCAATTGCGAATGCAGATACTTTAGGACTATATTTACGATTATTATAAACTCCACCTTCACCATTATTATAAAAGAATAAAGCTTTGTTTACATCACCTTTTGCTCTACCTAAATAATATTTGAATATCTTTATACCAGCTTCTATATTATATGGTATATTATATATCATACCCTCATCTAAACCCATAGAACCTCGCCATACACTTAGATTTATCTGCATCAGTCCATATGCTATAGGTTTGCCAGTTTTAGTTGTTGAAAGAGCTTTTCTATCATAATTTGATTCAGCTTTAATTATACCTAATATCGTATATGGGTCTACTCCGTATTTAGAACTCTTATCGTATACAACATCTAATATACTACCAAACTCACCACTCACATTATCATATATCTCATTTTTAAACCTACCCTTAGCCTCTAACTTCTCAATCTTAGATAGCTCAATCTCAACATCCTGTCTTTTAAATTCTGAAGATCTCAACTGTTCACCCAAAACTGCTATCTGTTTATTCTTCATTATTATCTGTTCTTTCATCGTTGACACTTCAACAATAATAAACCCTAATATAAATACTAAAAACACAGAGAACATTATAATCTCTCTCATAATATTAGTTCTAAAATAAATCTTACTTTCTAATCTCATTTTACACCCCCAAGCGCATGGAATAATTATACCATAAAATGGTATCATTTATTAACTACTGAATCTATTCTATTTTTTAATTTATCATACCCAACCATTCGTTTAACTAGCAAATTCAATCTCGTGAGTTTATTTATTAATTCTTTCACATTACTATAATCTGTATTCTCTAATACCCATGAATCATCAAATGATAACACCAACTCTTTTATATTTGGATATATAACTGACCAAAACCATTCTGAATATAATGGGAATAGCCTCATGAATTCATCCCTATTATCAAAATCCAAAATGGACTCTACCTTCTCGAATTGTTTTAATGATATTAAAATTTCTTTGATATATCGCTTTTGGTTTTTATCTATTATATCATTAAAATTTCTATAAAAATACATCGACCTGTTATCTAAAAAATTCCAAACCCAGAAACTCTTTCTTAGTGCGAAATTAGAATAAAAGAATTCATCTATATCAACACCAGAATCAATTAATGCTTGATATTTTTTAATTTTTTTTATATCCTTTAAACCATATGTGAATCTAAAATCATCTAACCCGTTTGTGAAGTTATATAGAACCTTATATTTAATAAATACATCATTAATGTTCAAATGATTTTACCTCTACCCCTCAAAAAAACTCTTATGCTGTCAGCACATTGTAGTATGTCATCATCTTTACCAATATAAGTCTTGATCAATTCATCGAGTGATTTATAATCGACAATGATTGATTCATCAGCACCAATCTCAACGTTAGTACTGGCATGTGAGTATGAATCTCTCTTTATGTCATCAATAGTTCTTTCTGTATGATTGGTTATTAAACCATCACCATTTAAAATTTGTGTCATGTTAACCTCCAAATGTATTATATCACATTTTAGTGTTAAAATGCCCCGGGACCAAAGTCCCGGAGCGAACACCTTTTTGACATATGGTGTTCATAGTGAACGACTTTTTGACATATGTCGTTCTTAGTGAACTACTTTTTGACATAAGTAAGTTCACACCAAGGAATTATTATTAAAACCCTGGAGTCAACCTACCAACCATAACCATCAACAAGCATTCTTAGCTTACCACCTGCTCCATACTTTAATATATCTACTTCAGGAGATAATGCAGAAATATTTCCACCACTATCACCTAAAAAGAACCTAAATTTTTTATTAGAGTTAAAGCCTATGTGGTTTCGCGCACCT